GTTAGGCTCAAGAACGATCCACCGCCTCTACAAGAAATAATAAACTTGCCTGAGCCACAACTCAATGAAGTTACACAAAAGATCATATCTTCATACAAGGAAATATATGAAAACATTCATTTCAAAAATGAAGAGATTCGTATATCGGCACTGATAAACGCTCTTTCAAAAGAGCTGAAATACTCATCAGCTTTAGACTCTAAAGACGTAAAATCAGCGTTAAAGACGTACTTTAATTATGATGTATCTCCCAGAGGAAACGATGGTGTATTAGATGTAATTTTAGGAGATCTGGGGGAGCACATTGGAGACGCCCCTAGTTCTAATGCTTTAAACAATTCATTGGCGTCTATTTTTCAAATAAAAGAAAGCAATTCAATCATTTTGCCATTTGAGTCAAGGCCTGTTGAAGCAGATTCAGGAAATCTAAAGCCCGGAAGCGAAGTTTATGTTGAATCCGTGGTTAAGACAGACGGAAAAAAATTCAACACAGCAAAACTAAAAGAATTTTCTGGGATTTTATCAAAAGCAGAAAAGTCATTTAGCTTGGTCGCAAATAAATTTAATTTTCTTTCACTTTCATATGAAAATGAAAGTGCATACAACAACAGCCAGCAAACTGCTAAGGTCGACAATCCAAAGATTTTGCTGGATTCATTCTTAGCAGATTTAATTGATGGAGGAAAACCAACCCAGCTGCTGAAAGACGACGCTGCATCAGCTGTCTTTTCATTGGCTAGGTTTGACGAAAAGATCAGGACTCTACTTTTTCTTTACACTATTACATTAAATCAAGCTTCTAAGTCTACGCTAGAAAATCAGTTGATTGAAGCCATTCAAGAAAATTTAAAACGAGTTCCAATAGAGCAGCTTGCAAGCAGTATAAAAGAAAGTTTTTCTTTATGGGATATGTCTAAAAAAATTGAATATGTCAGAGCCCTTGGGCTTTCAAATTCTAAGCTTATTTTAAAAGTAAAAGAAAAATTCTCTAGCTTAAAGCTGGCTGATATGCCATATACTTCATATGGTGGTCATATTGACACCGTGATCGGCATGGTAGTATTTGACATTATAATTTCTATAATTTATAACTTTGGTGCAAAAAACCTGCTTGGTTTTACCCTTAAAGAGAATCAGCAGATGTTTGTGATGCAGACAAAGATGAATGAAAATAATTCTTCATCTATCAATGAAGTTTACAGCAGAATAAACAAGGAAGTTTCAATTGTGCAGCGCTCTACGCTGTTGTTTCTTAACACGCTAAAAAAGCTTCAATACACTATTGGCAATATTATTAATTTTGTCGACAGCAAGGAGTCTTTGGCCATTATCAAGAAATTATCTGGCTTTTTGGGCGATAACGTAGACTTATTGAATCTGCTCTTTGATAAACATCAGATAGAGTTAATTTCTTCCTATGTCTCAGACTTGAGCTTTAATCTAAAAAACATTGACTTAGATCAACAAAAAGATGACATTAAGCTTTTAGATGAGTTTACTGTTGGCCCAAATCTGAAAAAAGGTTTGGAAGAATTATTTTTTAATGAACAGTTTTCTTCTGCGAGATCAAAAAACCAAAAGATATTATCAGTTGGAATTCCATTAGGTTTTGTCAGTAATTTTAGGAAAAAAGTGGATGTGTTTAAAACAAAAAAAGCCGCCCAAGATGAAAGACAAAATGATGTAATCAAGATTAAACTATACAAAATAGACTTACAAAGTCCAGATGTGGTCTATCGCCCTAAAGAGTTTTTGTTTGAGCTCTCAAGGTTCCCAGTTAGAAATGATGATTTAATCAAGCCATTCACTGAGGGACAGTCAAAAAACATTCATGAAATATCAAGACATTTCTCAACAAGAGACTATAGCCAAATTTTTTCGCCAACAGGGGCTCAGGTACAATATTTGCAATCGCAAAATAATGAAATCGAGGCTTTATCTGGCAAAGATTATTCATTTTTAAATGAAAAGAAAAAGAAGCAGCTCTATTCAAATCACATAATGAGCTACGCACTTGAATGCTATCTAAAAATAATGACGGGAATTTCCACTGCAGATCACCAGTTTAATTTGACACCTGCAGAGTCAAACTTTGAGCCTGCATTTTTAGAAAACTTTTTAAATTATCATTTAAATAATTTTGCTTTAGAAAAGCAAACATCAGCTGTAAATACGTCGACTACGCAGCAAGTGAAGTTATTCAATGGTACCTATCCAAGAACTGGAAGCGATAAAAAGTCTAATGTTACATCGAATGTAAATGGGTATTCAACCATTGAAGCGCTATCTCATTACGAAAACACCGAAAAGAAAACACAAGTAATTTTAGACACCTCGCAGATTAACTTTAGCGGAAAAGATGTACCAGCGATATCTCATCAAATCAGCGTTTTAAATGAGGTGTCAAGAACGCTAACAGATATTTCGAGCCCTGATTTGATCCTAAAACGAGTTTTTTCTCCAAAGAGATTCGACAGAATATTCAACATTATTTTTGATCCTTATACTTTTGAAATAGACCTGGAGTCGACTAATTCAACGCCGCATGGGAAAGTCGCGTTGCAAATGATGGTAAACAGGGGCGATATTTTGTTGGAAAATTCTCCCATGATGACGTTCCTGGGCTCGGGTATAAAAAAAGAAAGCTACGTCTATAGAGAAAGAAATAAATCTCAAGGCGAACTTCTTATGGAAAAATATTTTGTTGCTATTGAAACAATAGACGAAGAAGAAAATTAATGCCTCACTCATTACCCTCAAAAGAAGTCTATTTGTTAGACGTCCCAGAAGTAAAAAAATTCCAATTGGGGTTCCAGTACAATTACTTTGTACCAGATGAACAGACTAATGAGTCTAGTGGTATACCTGAATCAATTTTAAATAAATCGACTGAGTATGGAACAGCAGACAACATTCAAGTTTTTAAAACAAAATTCCCAAGATTCATAAAATTTGATTGGGAAAAGCCCTCAATCGCTAACAGCGGAAACGAAGTCCTAGATTCTGACACCAGAAAAAATTCATTAAAGTCTGGGACGAAGAGGTCTTTAATCAAAGAAAATTACAAAAAGATAGTTTCAGAAGATTATTTCTCTTTTCAGAATTTCATAAATGTGACATTTCATGACGGCGAAATAGATAACAAGATCTTTAATCTCATATCTGGAACATATGAACAGCTCCAATTGACTAGCCCAGTACCAGCTGGTAGCAGCCATAGACAAGCATCATTTCATGCAAATAATTTATTACCTGATATAGATCCTCATTTCATTTTTCGAGGTTTGTCTCAACCTAATATTTCTCAAGGCACTTTTTTCTTTGGGAAAGACAAGATTAACAAGAATCATGAGGACAAGAAAACCGTAAAAAATTCTTTCTTGGAAAGATTAAAAAAAGTCTACGTAAATACACAAATCAACAGTGGTCTATTCACAGACATTACCAGCAGGGTAATACAAGATTCGCAAACGTCTCATGATGTAGATTTGCAGTTTTTACAAAGTAAGTCTAAAAACTTTAGATCTATTAAAAGTTTTAACCTTAGCTTAAGTGAAACTGATTTCAAAACGTATATTCCATACGTAGATTTCAAAATTATCAAAACTTCATTTCATAATCAGCGTAGCACCGCAGAAATTATTGGGTATGTTATTGACAAGTATGAAGTTTTAAGTGATGGGTCTTTAAAAACACTTTCACCAATTATCGTTGAAAGCGCGAATGCTAATAGCACATTTGACCCAAGGGTCAAGTACAATCAAAATTACTGCTATTCTATAAGAACAATTGCCCTGTATACATTACCTGCAATTGATGACGATACAAATCAAATTGCGCTGGTTCAGATGTTGGTATCGTCTAAACCAACCAATAAATTTTACGTAAAAATTCATGACACGTCTGCACCTCCGTCCCCGTCAGACATAAATTTTGTTTGGAATTACGAGAAAGAGAAACTAATGATTTATTGGTCATTTCCAGTAAATCCCCAGCGCGATATAAAGAAATTTCAAGTTTTTAGAAGAAAGACAACAAATGAACCATTTGAACTGCTTAAGCAGTATGATTTTGATGATTCAGAGGTAAAGTCTAAAATTGAAGAAAAACCATCGAATCGAGTTGTTGAATATTTGGACAATCCTGTCACTTTTTACGTAGACGACGATTTTTTGAAAGACTCTAGCTACATCTACACTCTTTGCTCAATTGACGCTCATGGATTGACATCGTGTTATGCACCCCAATATCAATTGGGGTTCGACAAGTTTAAAAACCAAATGACAAAAAAATTGATTAGCCATAGTGGAGCGCCGAAGCAATACCCAAATCTATATCTTGAAGGAGCGGGGTTTGTAGACTCAGCAAACATCAAAGGTTCATACACAAAAAGAATGTTCGTGTACTTTACTCCTCAATTTTATCAGATTGAGGACGAACATCAAAGAGCACACAGGGTAATTTCATCCAATCAAACAAATGGTTCATACAAATTTCAATTTATTAATGTCGATACACAAAAAAGTGAAACGTTGACTGTGAAAGTTGATGACAGGATTCGTGCAACAAAACCAAAGCTGTCATTTCCGTCTTTCAGGTTTGATGTTCCAACGATAAAGCAGTGGTGATGCTTTACAACCAAGTTTTTAAAAATATGATTATTTTGGCAATGCTGAAATTTGCATGATTAATATACGTAGTAGCAAGCAGAATTTTGTCAACAGGGGCGTGGTGACGTATGGGTTTCCTTGATCATTCAACAAATAACATTATTCTTGATGCTGTACTCACTGATATAGGTCGTCAATTTTTAGCAAAAAATGACGGCAGCTTTTCTATCCACAAGTTTGCCTTAGGCGACGATGAAGTGAACTATAACATCATCGAAAAATATGGGCGAACAGTCGGAAGAGAGAAGGTGGAAAAAAACACCCCTATCTTTGAGGCTTTGACAAATCAAGCGTATTCACAAAAGTATCGTTTGATCAGCATTTCTAATCCCAACTTGCTTAGATTGCCTTCACTATCTCTTTCTGGAGATTCAAACGTAAATGCAGGGCAGTCTACAATAACACTAGCCAGCAGGACTGGCTCAGGATCATCTAAGGCCACGATCACGCTTGAGCAAGTAATTGCAAATGAGACGTCAATCGACGTAGAGCTAAGAGATCAAGCTTTTGTTATTGAAGTACCGAATCTTTTTTGCCAAATTGCCGGAAGTACACCTGAAAATATCGATGGACAGCAAAGGGCTACTTACGTCCTAGAGCGTGAAAGTACTGAGAACGCTTACGGCGGTTCGTTGCTTAAATTCACGGTCTCTGTAAAGTCTTTGACAACAGCACTGTTCCAAGTTTACGGATATCCAGCAGCCACAAGAGAATACATCAAGACTTACATTAAAGTGACGGGAGTTCAGTCTGGATCGGTCAAGGACATCACTGTCATTATCAATAAATAATTAGGATCAAAGCATGTCAATTTTTAAAGAGATTCTACCGAGTGACATTAAGACCGCAAGATCATTCTTAAACCAGCTGATCGATGTGCTACAGGAGGACATCAGCGGCTCTGTTTCACGTAGAAAATATCAGGTGTTTGTGACGGGCGGGATTGGGCCCGGCGTGACGAGCTCGCTATATCAGACAGTATACGATCAGGATTTTACTTTGCAGACTGCAAATCCTGTTTTTGATATGACTTTTGGATTAAGGCCAGGTGGCACAACAGCCTCAACCAGCCAGCAAGGCGCTGATGCATCAGGAAAAGAGCTTTTCCCATCATCATCATTAATGATGAGAGAAAAACTTGATATCTATCGTCAGTTTTCGCAAGCATTATTAGGCGATGCATCTTCTCAGTTTAGGGCGCCAATTGATTCAAATAGCAGCAGCGACATAGTTGACAATGCTCTGTTTCTTTCTTTCAAGAGGCTTTTCGCAAGAGATCAAATCAAACGTGAAACATTTGCGATGAGATTTTATCAAACAGCAAGCCATGTTAGCACTACAGGTGTCAACATCGACATACCACCCGCCGCAGACGTAAATGGAATCCCAAATTTAGCAGCAACTTCTCTTTCAGGGTCTTCCATCTATACAGATATCGGCGCTGCAAGCTTAAGAGCAATGACAGAAGGCGGCCAGGTCGGAAACATTGTTGACAGCTCTAACACAAGCAAGTCTGTCGGATTGATGTTCTATGATCGCGGGGTTGTTGTTTTAGATCTTGCAAAGATCACATCAGGCTCACAGTTTATGTCTGGGACAATAGACGCCATGCACCCTCTCGGCAAAATTACGCTGGGCAGTTCGGGAACAGAGACGGGCAAGGCAGCAAAATTTATTCCTGATTTTGTCGTGTCTGCGTCAATAGACAACATCGTTGACCATGTTGCGGGATGTAGGTTCGGATCAGACGCCCAGACTGCAATCACTTTTCAAAATATCACGAACATCAACAGCACACTGATCTTCTGCAGGGCATCAGCAGACGAATTTAATTATTCCTCTAACCCAACATTTACTGATGACAATAACAGGATCGTCGTCATCGATCAGGGTCAAGAAGACACCCAGCAGACATTTACGTTTATTACATCAGTCGGCTTATACGACGCAAATAACAACTTGTTGGCAGTCGCAAAGCTGTCAAGACCAGTTGAAAAGTCTCCTGAAAGAGATCTTACGCTGAGGATCAGATTAGATTTTTGATCTTGAAGTTTCAACAAAGCAGCTATTGAAAGCAATGGCTGCACCGGTTGCCATATGCGAAATTAACATAGTTACGGTAAGGGCCCGGACATGTCCATTATCAAAGTCAATCCAAGCGACATAGAAACTTTTAGCGTAATAACAAATCCCGTGCGCACATATTCTTCTTCTTCTTCAGGTGTGGAAGGGTCAGTCTACGTGTTTGCTCGAAGAAGTCTTCGAGAGAAGGAGACAGCGCCGTCGCCCGCCTTTATAGACGCATCATATGACGATGAAGATATCAACAGCTTTTTGTCTCAGCTTAATTCGTCTGCAAACATAAACAGGTACTACGCAAATTTTGATTCGACCTATAACCAAAAATTTCACGCCTCTTTAGAAGAATACCTTTCTAAGGTAAGTAAGCAAAGCACATCAGCTAGAAAGTATAAGACCCTAGACATTACCAGGTTTACCCCATCCACTGAATTTACGCCAAATACATTAAAAAAATTAATTGTTAAAGATGTTTTAAACAGTTATTATAACGTAGCATATCCTTCTGCGCAATGGGGTTTCACTAACTACAATACTTTAAACTTTTTTACTTCCCCTGCTGTTCCTGAAAGCTCTGCATTGCTATACCCCAATATAAATGGTCAAGCACATGATGGATATGTGACTGGTTCGTACAGCCTAAGTGGTGCCTTCTCATTTGACTTTTATGTGAACCCAAGATATCAGCAAGAGCAAAGTGATTCAGATTTTAAAGCGGGGACCATTTTCCACCTATCATCAAGCTATGCCGTTTCCCTTATAACAGGTTCAGCTAAAGATGAAAATGGCAAGGCCTCTGCTTTTAGGTTACAACTTCAATTAAGTCATAGTGCAGATATCGCACCGTCTCTTGTGTCCCAAGGAACGTATCCATCTGATTTGGTTTTTCGTTCAGACGACAATTCTTTGTCTTTGAATAAATGGCATCATGTTGTCATCAGGTGGGGAACACAGCTTATAAATGAAGGAACAGGCAGTTTTAATATCGACGGCCTCGATAAGGGTACATTTGTAATCCCTTCAGGCACAGTCGCGTTAAAGACGTTCGATATAGCAAGCCTCGCGCCGCCAGACGTTCTTTGTATTGGGAATTTTTGGGAAGGAACCAACAAGGGACTTTCTTCACAATCCAGTTTTTTTGCAAACGATCCTGCGACAAGAGACGGGTTAACAATTTTAAACACAAGCCCCGGGATAGAAGAACCTGCTTCATACACGTTTTCTCATCATTTGAATGCAGAATTGCATGACTTGTGCATAAAACGTTATTACATGACGAACCAAGATATCCTTGCTTCTTCTTCAAGGGGCGTTCAACAGCTAGATGAACGTTTTGCTCTTTACATCCCACCATTTTTTACAGAAGATTCTCCTGTTAGAAAAAGTGTGAATGGGTACGGTGGGGTTCTACAGACACCATTTTTTGAGATTGACGGTTCTACAAACGACCCGTTTAATGCTGCGATGTCTTTTGGTGTTGACGGTCATTACATTAACATTGAAAACTATACACGAGATTTTGCAAACGACGTGTATCCAAGATTGCACCACATGACGGGTACAGTCATTGTGGATTCGACCGAGTCATTGACAGCAAATGAGTTTTTATACAATGATCCATTCGTAAGACGAAGAAATTTGCTTGTCTTGCCATGCGACGATGGTAACTTCATACCTGATTATTCTTTGGTCGCAGCTGAGGCAAATAGATCCAAATTTGTTGGTGATGATGGAGTAGAGGATCTCAGCTTGGTCAGCTTGGACAACTTGTTGTCTACAACTTCGTTGATCTTTGGTGACTCATTCGAAGACGTCGAAGGAGTGTCGCTTGTCTCAGGCAACGAGTTTACTAATGATCTCTTAGGATTCACGCCAGAGAATCCAGCCGCCGCGCCCGGAGGAGCGTTTGTTTCTTATAAAAATAACTCAGATCAAGACCTGTTCAATGGTGTGTACGATCCCGGTATACAGGTAAATGCCCCGTTAGCAATTTATCAAAGAACAAAAGACCCTTCATCTAACCAAGTTACATTTTTTGATATTTCAAATCTTTATTACGGAAAACAAATAAAACCAGGTAGCTTTAGCATAACAGACACGAACCTGTCTGGATCAGGCGGAAGGTTTGGTATCACTCTTAAAGATGATGGGATGGGAAATATCTACCGTGCTGATTGCGTCACACCTGCCTCTACCTGGAATAGTTGCGGAAACATCTATTACAACGAAGGAATAGTGGTTATAAAAACCCCTCACCTTTATTTCTACGGTAAGGAAGGCTTCAATATTTCATTCAGGGGTGAGCAAAATATTCACACACTTAAAGTCGAGGTAGTTGCTCCACAGCACATGCTGAATTCAAGCTCAAATCCGACTTTTGTTCAGCTTCCTGCTTCTGGTATAAAGACAGACAACGATCCTTACTACGTCTATATCTCTGGATTAAACTTTCATGATGAAAGTTTGAATGTCGTCGCAAAGACTCAATTAGCCCAGCCAATAGTTAAGAGGCACGGGGATCGAGTCATGTTTAAAGTAACTTTTGACGTTTAAATTCCAATGCCAGTACGAAGAAGACCTCGAAAAAGAAAATCCCACTATCATCGTGGATCTTACACGTCTACAAAGACGGGTAAGGAGTGTAAATTTCGTTCAGGCTGGGAAGAAAGGTTTATGAAATACCTGGATCAAGACGAAAGTGTACTAAGTTGGTCGTACGAATCATTTTTCATTGATTATTTGAGCAACAAAAGAACAGGGAAGACAAGGAAGTACTATCCAGACTTTAGGATTGAATATCATGATGGAAGTGCAGAGATCATCGAGATCAAACCTAAAAAACGTCTTGATCAAGTCATTGTAAAAAAGAAGCTCGCTGCAGCTTCTGAATGGTGTTCAATGAACGGAGTCACCCTCAGGGTAATTACCGAAATTGAGCTAAAGGAATTAGGCATTCTTTAATTTTTGTTTTACCGTTTGCGTTTTTATCCATAATTCAGACATGGATAATTTCATAATTGGTCTAGATGTTTCGACATCAATCACGGGATTCTGCGTTTTAAATTGTGCGATGGGATCTTCTCAGGATGGCTCTCATATCTTGCACTTGGATAGAATTGAATTTAAGGGTGCAGATACACTTTGGAAAAAAGCAGACAAGGTCGCCGGCACACTTGAGGAGATAAAATCCAAATATCCAAACGATTCACCCTGGCGGCTTGCACTTGAGGAACCGCTTTTGGGCTTTCAAAAAGGAATGTCGTCTGCTGCGACGATCACAACCCTGATGAGGTTCAATGGCATCGTCAGCTATATAGGAAGAAATATCTTTAAGGTCGAACCTGAATATATCTCTGCTGCGCACGCACGAAAGCTTTGCGGAATTAAAATGCAAAGAACCTCAGTCGCAGGCCTGAGCGGAAAAGAACAGGTGTTCAAACACATGTCTGAAAATGACTTGAAGCACGTCATGTGGCCGAAGAAAAAGAACGGAAAAGACGTCGATTGGTCAAGAGATGCAACAGACGCTTATGTGATCGCTAGAGCAGCTTTTCTGCAGTCAGAATAATTAGTTTCTATGAATGGAACATCTCTGCTACGTCTCTTGATACGCGAGTCTTTTTTGGCCGAGGGGTATTACGATATTTCCCCCAAGGATCCTCCGACAATTCGAGAGGTAATTGACAGGTGGGCGACTGGTGATAAGGCATATGATCCTGATGAGGCATATCATGCCATGTACTCTCCTGAGGAACTATGGCCTTATCGAGAATATACATGGAGCTCAGACACTGCGGGCGGCACCGAGGTTTTAGGGTCTGACAAGGTATCATATCAAGATAAGTGGCACTTCGTCCCGATGGATGATGAAGGACAGATCGTTGGACGATCCCAGTGGGATCACATGTTCCGTGAAATGAAAACGCGGGGTTGGAACCCGAATAAGCCAGCTTATGTCGAGATCGGAAAGAATGGTGTCGCCAAAGTCGGAGAGGGAAATCACCGGCTCGCTATCGCAAAAGAGCTCGGCATAAAAGTACCAGTGTTTTTTTCGTTTAAGAGTAGTGTGTCTCTCAGCGCGGCTTCAAACGTTACTTGAACTATGTGAATTCAAGTTTATACAATAACTTTCAATGTACACTGTTTCTGCTAAGCTAGCCTTCATTGAAAGCGTTTTTGGAAAAGGGATTCTGGCTTCAAATGGTAGAAATTTTAGCGTTCGATGCCCTATCTGCGCGCCGTCTGATCTAAACAAAAGAAAGCTTGCGATTCGTGTCGACGATGACAGGCACCATTGTTGGACATGCGGGTGGAAAGCTCATTCTTTGGCGCCACTGATCAGAAAATACGGCACGATAGCCCAACTTCAGCGGTATAAGTCAGAATTCATCCCAGACACTTTAAAAAACGTAAAAGACAATTACGTTGAAGAAAAAGAAAAAGTAACGCCCCTGCCAACTGACTTTAAGTTGTTGACAATGGCAAGCCAAGAGCATCCCGACGTAAAAGCTGCATGGTCTTACCTTAACTCAAGGGGGGTCAGTTTGCGAGATGCATGGCACTATAAACTTGGTATCTCTAATGAGCACAGATGGAAGCGTAGGGTTATCATGCCATCTTTTGATGCCCAAGGAAGTCTTAACTTCTTTGTAGCTAGGAATATAGACACTTTTGACAAAAGGACAAAGTACGACAATCCTGATGATGATAAGGCCGGCATCATTTTTAATGAGGTTAACCTAGATTGGGAAAAGCAGCTCATAATCTGCGAAGGGCCTTTTGATTTGATGAAGTGCGGAGACAACGCAACTGCGCTGTTAGGCTCTGATTTAAGCATCAACTCAAGGCTATTTTCTCAAATTTTGCTCCATGGCACACCAGTCGCCTTAGCTTTGGACATGGACATGTGGTATGCGAAGACACCAAAGCTTGCCAAGCTATTTCAAAGCTATGATATCGACGTTCGAATCGTAGACACAAAAGAATTTAAAGATGCAGGAAGCATGACAAAATTGCAGTTTAAAGAATCGCTGGCAAATGCTCAAGAGCCCACCTGGGAAAACATATTTTTTGATAAGTTGGAAAAGATATCTGAGGTAAGTTTGAGACTTCGGTACACAAGTTAAACAACTGAACCACGCTGGTGTAGTGTAAAATTGCATGATTCGCATAGCCCACACAGCTGATATCCACATTCGAGCCCTTTCTCGTCACGATGAGTATCGTGAAACATTCCAACATTTTATTGATGATTGTAGAGAGCAGCGCGTAGACCACATCTTTATCGGTGGTGACATTTTTCATACCAAGACCACAGGCATCTCACCTGAGTATATTGATCTGCTTTCTTGGTGGCTGACTGAAATGGCAAAGGTTGCACTTGTTCACATGATTTTAGGAAATCATGATGGAAATCTTGTGAACATGACACGTCAGGACGCTGTCTCTCCCATCGTGGATGCTCTTGGAAATCCAAGAATCTATCTCTACAAAAAAAGCGGAGTATATCAGTTTGCACCAGGATATAACCTGTGTGTATATTCTCTCTTTGATGAAGAGGGATGGGATGCAGTAAAGCCAATATCTGGAGATTTTAATATCGGGTGTTATCACGGCTCAGTCTTGGGAAGTAAGACAGAATCAGATTGGGCCGTTGAAGATGGATTGAGCATCTCTTTTTTTAAAGATTATGACATCACCTTACTGGGCGATATTCATAAGCGGCAGTTTTTGGCCTATCGAAATTATATGCCAACCATGGCATATCCCGGTACTTTAATTCAGCAAAATTACGCCGAAGAGCTTGATCACGGATATCTGGTTTGGAACATTCATTCCCATGCCGAGTGGGATGTTGAGTATAGGTCACTCCCAAACACAAAGCCATTTGTTACGATTGAATGGGCAGGGTCTGCAGAGAACACATTCTCTCTAGCTAACGATTTTCCGCAAGGCTCAAGGTTTAGGATTAAAAGCTTTGTGCACGTTAGTCACCATGAAGTACAAGAGCTTACTTCACGTTTGAAGCAAGAACTTCAAGCGTCTGAGGTGACATTCAAGATAGATCAGCAGGTGGATAAAGAAGTAATTGCTACCGAAACGCAAGTTCTTCATCGTGCAGACCTCCGTGAACCAGATATGCTGCTTTCTTTAATGAAAAACTACCATATCTCCTCAGGACAGCCGGAAGAGACATGGCAGAAAGCCGGAGAGCAGATCAAGTCTTACCTGTCGCAAGTCGCTTCTTCTGATGACTCTGTCAGAAACGCAAAGTGGTCATTAAAAAGTCTTAAATTCGACAATCTTTTTTCTTACGGCGATGGTAACGAGATTAATTTCGATAATCTAAATGGAATCATCGGTATTTTTGGTTCCAACAGGGCAGGCAAGTCCTCGATCGTCGGTAGCATTATGTATTCGCTTTTTAACACAACTGACCGCGGTCCGATGAAGAACCTTTATGTCTGTAACATCAGGAAGCCGTTTTGCTACTCAAGAGCTTCTATCAGGGTAAATGGCGTAGACTACGTGATAGAACGCCAGACCACAAAGAGCGAAAATAAGAAGGGAATCGTGAGCGCTGCTACTGCCTTGAATCTTTATAAGATAGATTCCAGGGGGGAGGCTCATGACTTAGCAGGTGAGCAAAGAAATGACACCGAGAAAGTCATTAGGCGCCTCATCGGAAATCCAGAAGACTTCTTGATGACATCTCTTTCTGCGCAGGGTGAGATAAATCAATTTATTCAGCATGGCTCGTCCAAAAGAAGAACCATTCTGTCAAAATTTCTTGATCTTGACGTCTTTGAAAAAATGTATGAACTTGCGAACAAGGACCTGAGCACATCAAAGGCACAACTAAAGATTTTGCCAGAAAGAGACTGGAAGACTCTAGAGAGCACAAACAAAATTGCCTTATTGGAATGCAGCTCAAATATTGAAAACATTACAGAAAGTGTCCGAGAGTCCGCAGAAAGATTGTCAGAGCTTAAGTCAGAGTATTCTCGCCACAGCAATTTCACTCCAGTTACACAGACTCAAGTGGAAGTCCAAAGATCTAAGCTTGCTGAGCTAGAAAGACGTTTGGTAGATAGCCAGATGAGCCTTGACACCATCCAGGATGAATCTGAGAAAATAAGAAATAAGGTACAGCAAATTAATTCTTTGAGTGAAGAGAATGACATTCTGGTGTTAAAAAAGAAGCAGGAGTCTTTCATGCTTCTGGAATCTTCTGTTAAAGAACTCAAGCTCATGCATGAGAAAGAAGCCACTGCTTTAAAGCAGCAGGAAAGGTCTTTAAAGATTCTTGATGAGGTTCCGTGTGGGGATATGTTTCCAACATGCAAGTTTATTAAAGATGCCCACGTTGTAAAGAACAAGATCGAAGATCAAAAGGTCAAGTCAGCAAAAGCGCTTGAAAAGCTGGGCAAGGCGACAGAGTCTCTTGAGAATCTCAGAGTAGAGAATATTACTGATAAGGTCAACAAGCTTCAAAAGCTTCAAGACATGCACACGAAGTTGACGATTGATTTATCAAAGAAACAGACAGAAATCGTGAAGATCGAAAACTCGATCGAGTCGCTGACGACAACAATCAAACCAGCTAGGACAAGATTGTGCGAACTAGAAGAAGCACTTAAGAATGACGAAAACGTCGAAGTCGTATCTCTCAGGTCCGAAATAGACGTTCTCACGAAAAAAATTGCGCAGTTTGATTCTGAGAAAATTCAACTTGCAAGCAAGATTGGAAAGCTGAACTCCGAGCTTGAAAAACTGAATGATGAAAAAGATGCTCGCGAGTCAGTCTTGCAGAAGATGAAGGTGCACGAGCTGATTGCCACAGCGTTTTCCAGGAAGGGTGTCCCGTCTGTAGTCGTCGCGTCCCAGATGCCTGCCATCAATGCTGAGATATCCAAGATTCTGTCAGGAATCGTTGATTTTACTGTTGAGTTAGAAATTGATGATGAGTCTGATTCTATGGAAGTCTACATCAATTACGGCGACTCGAGAAGAATCATCGAGCTTGGATCAGGCATGGAAAAAATGATAAGCTCTATCGCAATTCGCGTGGCTCTTATCAACATTTCTTCTTTGCCAAAGACAGACATGTTCATCATTGATGAAGGATTCGGTGCCCTTGACGACACAGGCGTAGAAGCATGTAACAGGCTTTTAACTTCTTTGAAGAGATATTTTAAGACTGTCATCGTTATCACGCATGTCGACGGTGTCAAGGACGCCGCAGACATTGTGTTAGAGATAACTAAAAATGAAAAGGACTCTAAGGTCGTGTATGAGTGATCTTGAAAAAAAGCCGTATTTAAATGATCGTTGGATATCTACACATCCGCATGATTTTTATGTAATAACCCCGAGAGAATTTCACTCGAATGCTCCGATAAGCTGTCCTGTTTGCGAAACCCTGATGAGATCAAAAGATGATGAAGACGCTTGGGATGAATTCAGTTCATGTTATAAGTGCTCTTTGGTTTGGGCGGCTCCTCAACGTGGAAAATGGAAATCGGGTTGGAGACCTTCAAAACAACAGGTTATTGATGAATTATCTCAAAGGCCCCCTCTTAACATCAAATTTGTTATAGAATAGTTGAAAGCAATATTTATGAACAGGAGAGCGATTACTATGCCAAATATTGATATCGATTACAATGCTTTAGGACAAGCAATGGACACTTCATGGGGACGATCATCGACTCCTGTCACCACTGGTTACTCAGTAAAATTTAATTTGCATGGAAACAGGTTGATTGTCACTTGCGGCATGGGGGTCAATTTTGGGACAGAAAAAGATATGATTTTGACAAAAAGAGCCTGTGCAGAAGAATCAATTTCACTGATCAGTGAAGTGTTGAAGAAAGTGAAAGGTACGTATAAGGACATTTCCAGCAAGTCTTTGACGACAAAAGAGATCTCTTCAAACGAATCACTAGAAATCATTGGGTTCGGTATACACAATCCTAAGCGCACTGCCCGGTATATTCGCAAGACAATATTCGAGATTGGATAATCCATGGCGGGTGGCCTAAACAAAGAGCAGCAAGTAAAAGAGATCTTGAGGTGTGGAAGAGATCCTGTCTATTTCATGCGTACCTATGCTAAGATCCAACATCCGAAGCGCGGCCTCATTCCATTTGAGACTTATTCATTTCAGGATGATTGTGTCAAAGATTTTGAAAAGAACCGCTTCAATATAGTTCTCAAGTCACGTCAGCTAGGGCTTTCTACGGTGACTGCCGCGTATTCTGTCTGGTACTCTATTTTCAAGAAAGACAAGAATATCCTCGTCATTGCCACAAAGCTTCAGACTGCAATGAACTTCATCAAAAAAGTGAAGACCATGCTGGATGGTCTTCCAAAGTGGTTGCTTTTAACGAGGTTTGAAACAACAAGGCAGCAAATTAGATTCTCAAATGGGTCAACTGTCACTGCAATCCCAACGTCACCTGATGCAGGTAGATCTGAAGCCCTGTCTCTACTCATTGTTGACGAAGCAGCGTTCATTAGAGATTTTGAAGACATCTGGACCGGTCTGTACCCCACACTTTCAACTGGTGGTTCTGCAATCATTATTTCGACTCCCAATGGTGTGGGAGGTATGTATTACAAGTTGTGGACAGACGGCGTAGCTCAACAAAATGAGTTTAACACCATCAATCTACCGTGGTGGGTACATCCAGAGCACGACCAGGAGTGGTTCGATAAAGAGACGAGAAATCTTCCCAAGAGGAAAGTCGCTCAGGAGTTTTTATGTGACTTCATCTCGTCAGGAGACACATTCCTGCAAGACACCGAGATGGAATATCTCAGAAACATGTTGGAGCCTCCTAAACACAAATCAGGTCCAGCAAATGCAGTGTGGACATGGGAAGAGCCAAAACCAGAAAAAAAATATATCATTTCTGCTGACGTCGCGCGTGGCGACGGCGCAGATTTCTCTGCCTTTCATGTAATTGATGCTTTTGATTGTAAAGTCGTGGCAGAGTACATGGGAAAAATACCGCCAGATAAATTCGCAGACTTGCTGATGGAATATGGGAAGCTATACAACACTGCCCTGCTGTGCCCAGAAAGAAACACATTCGGCTACTTTACTTGCGTAAAGCTGAGAGACTCGGGGTACAGAAGACTTTGGTACAGAGAATCGTCTGGCGATCTGTGGGAATATATGCCAAATGGAAATGACATTGTACCAGGGTTTGAGACCCAAGGGAACACTCGTCCACAGATTTTAGGGAAATTAGAAGAAGTAATTCGTAACAAAGTCATAAAGATATATTCACAAAGAACTTATGACCAGCTGCAGGCATTCATTTGGCATGGCTCAAAAGCTCAGGCTTCACGTGATGCTCATGATGACTTAATTTTGAGTCTTGCTATTGGCATATGGCTCACAAACGGAACCTCAGCGATAAATGAGCAAGGGAGAGAGCTTGCAATGGCGATGCTAAAAGCCACCCGCGTAGACAGAAAAGACTCAAATACACTACCTGGTGACTTAAATGGCGCGAGGCCGATAGTTAATCCAAACATTCATGGTTTTACGCCGTACAACGTCTCAAAGCCAAGAGATCCAGAACTGGTCAAAAATGCCAATGGAATAGATTTCAATTGGCTATTAAGATGACGCCATATTTAATCATGCAAAGAGGCAATTAAAATGGAAAATAAGATCACGCTCGACAGAATAAAGTCAATCATCTCTGAAGAAATCCAGACTCTTTTAAAAGAAGACTATTCGCAGTCTGATAAAATAGTCAAGCTTACAGCAGAGGCAAGTAAGCTTTTAAAGGCATTAGAGTCATTCAAAAGAAATGTCCTAGATATAAAAGCGACAAATGCTGCATCGCCTCACGTCGATGTGCTATTGAAGACTATGGAGAAGATGGTCAATAATGCTTCGTCATACATTGACGATCCTAAGGCAGAACCTAAGAAGGTTGTGTTTAAAGCTTCAAAACCAGACCAAAGTGTAGTTTGAGTTAGGTCCTTATATACAAGCAAATATTCTTACATAAAATTAGCATGAGCCTTGTCTCACAAATAGGCAGGCAATTAATATGGCAAAAAAAACCAACCAATCACTCTTTAAGCGGCTTACTTCTCTTTTTAGAAGCGGTCCTGTAGTCAAGAAAAAGATCAGGACAATTGATACTGCAATTGCAGTCGCCGACAAGACAAAGTCTTCAGGCGCTCTTCTGTTTCAGAAGTCTCTTGCTCCGACTTACGCCACTATTACGGCCAACGCGTATAACCTTTCTGAACGCTTGATGCGCTATCAAGATTTTCAAGAAATGGAGTACACACCTGAAATTGCTTCTGCTCTTGACATTTATGCAGATGAGGCCTGTTCGCAGGATGATAAAGGCAGGGTCTTGCACATCTATTCTGACAATGAAAAGATCAGAGAGATTATCGAAGACCTCTTCTACAACACCCTTAACACAGAGTTCAATCTCAGGTCATGGGCTAGAAATCTGGTGAAGTACGGAGATTTCTTTCTTTATAATGATGTACACCCAGAATTTGGAGTTGTATCTGCGTTCCCAGTCCCAGTCAATGAGATTGAGCGCGAGGAAAATTATGATAGAGAAGATCCTTTCGCTGTAAGATTTCGTTGGGTCACACTCGGTAATAGAGTTCTAGAAAACTGGGAAATTACCCATTTCAGACTCTTGGGCAACGACATGTTTTTACCTTATGGCTCATCAGTGATTGAGCCTGCCCGTAGGATTTGGAGACAGCTCATCCTGATTGAAGATGCAATGTTGGTCTATCGAGTTGTGAGAGCACCAGAGAGACGCGTTTTTTACATTGACGTAGCCAACATTCCAGCAGCAGACATTCCCTTGTACGTCGAGGAGCAGCGCAAAAACCTGCGCTCAAGTCAAGTCATCGACAAAAACTCTGGGAGAGTTGATCTTAGGTACAACCCGCTATCTGTAGACGAAGATTACTTTATCCCTGTGCGTGGTACGGAGACAGGCACACGTATTGAGACACTAGCTGGTGGTCAAAATACTGCAGCAGTCGAAGACGTGGCGTACATCCAAAAGAAGTTGTTTGCAGCATTGAAAATCCCACGTGCATACTTGGGCTACGACGAAATGCTTTCAAGCAAGGCGACACTGGCACAAGAAGACATTCGTTTTTCTAGAACCATCAACGTCATCCAGCGTGTCCTTCTATCTGAACTCAACAAGCTTGCAATTATTCACCTGTATGCACACGGTTTTGATGGGGATGATCTTCAGAATTTCACATTGAGATTGTCTAATCCGTCTACTGTCGCACAACAGCAGAAATTGGAACTGTGGCGTGCCAAGTTTGAGATCGCAGGCTCGGCTCCTGAGGGATTTGTCGATAAGAACTTCATCAGGAAAGAGATCTGGGGCCTTAACGAGGATGAGTGCGACGATATTGATGATGCACGCAAGAAGGACAAGATTGTTGATCAAGGCATTGAGTCCGCTGGAGCTGGTGGTGAAGGCGGTGACATGGGCGGCGGGGAAGATCTATTCGGCGGAGGAGGGGAAGGCGGTGACCTGGGAGGGGAAGAGGCTCCACCTGAAGAAAACGCGGGTGAAGAACCAGAAGAGGAAGTTGACCCCGGAACCGAGCTTTTGACGTCAGGCGATGATTATGACGATTTTGAGAGTTTCCAGTATAGTCTAAAAGAGCTTGATTCTCCTATTAACATTAGGAAAACACTCAAGGAAACTAACCTTGTAGTTACAAACAAGAGAAACAGCAAGCGTAGAAAAAAGCGTTTACATCACACAGATCCACCGGATTTCCCAGAGATGCTAAGCGCCAGAAATCGTAGCTTTAACGACGTGACAGGCTTAAAGTCAGTTATAGATTCCGTGTCCAAAGTTGAATCTAGGAGACAACAAGAACAGCCGGTAAAGACAAATCTTCCGCATGATCTTTTGTCAGCGCTTAACCGATGGAGACAAAGCCACGGATTGTCCACTACAGGTTTATTGAAAGAGTCTGAAGAAAACGTATTTTTTGTTGATGGGGATGACGAGACATGAGCAGCAAAACGCACAATAAAAAAAGAAATGCAGGTCTTTTGTATGAATTTCTTGTGAGATCTATTTCTCGAGCGTTGGTGGAGGGTGATCAAAGAAAGTCATCTGCTGCCTTGAGAATTCTTAAAAGACACTTCAAGCCAGGCACCGAACTCTACAGAGAATTTAGACTCATAAATTCTTTAATAAAGACTACGGTAAGCACTCCAACAGTCGCTGCGTCTATCATCAGCGAAGCCAAGGGTGCAGCCTGTTCGTACGACATGTCATCTCTTGACAGGGAAAAGTCTTTATTGATCAAGCATATTAATCACGCATTGCGAGATGAAAATTTTTATGATCAGCAGATCAATGAGTACAAGATGTATGCGACAGTGCAGACTTTGCTCAATAGCTGGAGAGAATCCAGCAGGAATAAAGACATTGGTAAACTTGCCACGTATGAAGATCAACTGACAAATTGGCTTGTGACAGAGAAAGCAGCTGCAGACGATCACTTCATCAGCGAAGAATCCAATGGAATGTCTAGGCTTCTGATGAAGGTTATGACAAAGAAATTAAACGAAAAGTACACAGGCGTGCTTGAGGAAGACCAGAAGGGACTTTTAAAGGCTTACGTATTTTCGACAGCAAATAGCGACCTTTCTATCGTGCAAAAGAAGCTTGTTGAAGTGAAGGATTCTTTATTAAGAAAAATCTCCTTGTACGAATCAGCATCATCTGACAACAAATATATTATTAATAAGCTACATGAGGCAAAAGACAGACTTCTGGAAGAAAGCCTGAACAATGTAGATGATGACACGATTACACGTTTTATGTTGTACACAAAGTTAAATTCAGAACTTGATAGTGAGGAATGATTATGCTTATAAATGAAAAACGTCTTTTGGACACTTACGATGTCTTTGACTACAAGGTAGTGACCGAAGTTGTAAAGCCAGCCACACTCGTCGAGGACTCAGCTGGTAACAAGGTAGAGATCCCCGCTGTCAAGAAAGTTTTCATGAAAGGAGTTCTGCAGAAGGCAGATGTCCTGAATCAAAACGGGCGTATTTACCCGATGCACTTGCTTGAGAGAGAGGTGCGAAATTACCAGAAATTTATCATGGAAAATCGTGCGCTAGGAGAACTAGACCACCCAGACTCCTCTGTGGTCAATTTGAAAAACGTCTCTCACATCATTCGCGAAGCTTACCTGGAGAACGGCGTCGTCTACGGGACTGCTGAAATCCTTGAGACCCCATCTGGCAAGATCTTGCAGTCTCTTGTCGAGAGCGGTGTGAAGCTCGGAATTTCTTCTCGAGGTGTCGGCTCTACAAAGAAGCAGGGTGACTACCACATCGTTCAGGACGACTTCCAGCTGATCTGCTGGGATTACGTGTCCGAGCCCTCTACTCCTGGTGCATTCATGATTCCTGAGGGAAAGAGGATTGCAGAGGCAGACCTAAAGCGAATCTTCAACAAGAGCGACAGGATTGATAGGGCCTTGAATGATATTTTGTCTTGCAAGCGTTAAGAAGAAGGACGAGAGAAATGAATAACGGAATAAAGTTGACACGCTCCCAGCTAAAGTCCATGGTCAAAGAGTGCATCGTGGAAATACTCCAGGAAGGGCTTGGATCAATAGGACCAATTAGACAAATGCCTTCTACAAATAATTATTCTCAATTCTCTGAGAACAAGCAGAACAGACGCAGCGATGTTAATGAAAACCTTGCAAGGCCAAGAAGTTCTAGTTTAGACACACCCGTCTCAAAGAAGCAAGATAGATTTTCTTCTAGTATCATGGAGACCATCAAAAAAGAATCGAGGGGCAACCCCGTGATGGCTGACATTCTGGCTGACACTGCCATGACAACTCTTCCAAAGATGTTATCAAATGGCGATAATGGATCAAAAGCTTCTTCTCGCGTTACGCAGCTGGAGCATTTTGCAGGCAGCCCAGAGGAAGTTTTTGGTGATGAAGTTGCGTCAAAGTGGGCAAATCTTGCCTTTATGGACGCACCGGGTAAGAAATTATCATAATGACGCCTAATTAGAAAAATGTGATGCTAGTTGAAATGGAGATTGTACATGAAACTTACACCGACATTGTTAAAGAAGTTGATACTGGACGAAGCCAGCAAGCTCGGTAAGATGGGAGACGTAGAAGATGTGAAGGCGAAAGAAGTCGATGCCGACGAGTTCGCTGATTCACTTGAGAAGAAGATAGATTACGTCAAGGCTCTCAAGATTGAGGAAGGCCGTCTGCGCCGTCGTTTGGCTCAGATCGCCGAGACCCGCACAAGAATCGTAAAGTCACTCACAAATTCTAACTAAGGAGAACATCATGCCAGGCAAAGGTACATACACAAAATATTCAGACGATAATTCTCCCAGAAAGGTTTTTCTAAATAAGCTGTTTCCAGAAAACCCTGGGTATAAGGGCAGTGCATACAATCATTATGACAATGCTAAAGCAAAAAGCATGATCGTGGAAGAGGGCAACAAGGTACTGCGCGCCAGATATCAGAGCGGGGACCCCGAAATGTTTCCCGAGGGCGTCGACATGTCTTACGGGGGTAAGTATGCCTCATCGACACCGCCAAACGAAAATCATGAAACGTATGAGCCCACCCGTGATGGCGACCCGATGAACGCTTTCGTGCCAGACATCAGCTCACCTGGTGTGGGTAAGACAGAAGGTGTTGAGAAAGAATTGGCAAATAACCCCAAGTCAACTCCTCAAGAATATGCGGAGTCAATCGGGGGCTCTTATGTAGAAGGCCCGGGCACACGCATGCCAGCAAACGCTCGCGTTTGGAGCCGGAACGTCTTGGGAGAAGAAAACCAGTTTAACACGACGAGAGTCGAACAATATCCTGAGTAATAAACCGGAAATGACCAATAATTAATTGCAAATTGGAGATCTTGGGGAGAACTATGTCGAAACAACTCTACGAAGAGGCGCTGGCGGACGCCAAGAAGCTGAAGGAAATTGCCGAGGACAACGCGAAGCGCGCACTCGTCGAGGCAGTGACACCACGCATTCGTGATTTAATTGAAAAAGAACTGCTGCGTGAGTACAACGAAGTCGAAGATGACTTCGGCGTAAGCTCTTTCGGAGAGCCTGGTGCTCCCCCTCCTGAAGGGGATCTGATGACAGATGACATGATGGGTCCCCCCGCTGAGGGCGACGTCATGACGTTCGACTTTGCAGGAATGGACGACGATATGGGAGCGCCCGTAGACCCGCCGATGTTTGGTGGGGAAGATGCTCTCGACGGCGTAGTCGAGTACGGGTTGGACATGGAGTCAATAGACCTCCTTCTTCCATTAATCAACGCCTCTTCAAGAAAAAGCACTCTCGAGCACCAGCTCGTGAAGCTGGGCGAGGGTATAAGGAATGCGAAGTATTCTTTGCTGGCAGAATCACGTGGGAGTTTCTCCGATGTGAAGAAGCTGATTTCCAACGTGGAAAATATGTATAACCACGTCCAGGAATCTGTCAAGGATGCCAACAAGAAGAATGAGTATGAATTGACATTAGAGGCGTTTTACAAAGAACTTAACAAGCTTCAGGAGCAAATTATGCGTAGAAATAGACTGAATAGACTGCATGAGAAGAAGCTCATGTTCACAATCGACGGACTTCCGGATGACCTCGATGATGAGGCCCTCGACAATCTCGAGATCTCCATCACTTCTGGCGAAGGCGAGGAAGGTGGTGATGAACTTGACATGGGCGATGAGGAAGACGAGGAAGGTGGTGATGAAGGTGGTGATGAGGGTGGCGAAGAGCTTGACCTCGACCTCGGCGACCTCGGCGGCGATGATGAAGGCGGTGACGATGAAGAAGAAGAGCCCCAAGAAGAAGGGCACTACACGGAATCACGTCGTTTGAGAGACAACCTTATCGTCGAGATCGACGAGGGCATGCTTCGCCGTGAGATCGGCCGCATGAAGGTCATCCGTGAAGCTCGCACCCTGAAGGCCCGTCGCCTTGCAGAAGCCCGCCGCCATCGAGCGCGCCGTCTCGCAGAAGAGGCCGTTCCTTCGACCAAGGGGTACGGTCCCGGCAAGTCGCTGAAGAGCTTCGGCGGCGGTAAGGACGATGGTGATCCATGGCTCGACCAAGAGCTGACCCTTGAGATGGATGGCGTGGATGGCGTGGGTGAGATGGACATGCCTGAAGATGATATGCGTGAAGACGACGTCGCGTTTTCACCTAAGCATGAATCCTATCGAAGAAACAATGGTGCTCGCCGTAATGGCACACCCCAAAGGCACGCGGTTCAGGCCGAATCAAACCTCCGCGCTAAGTTGGCAGAATCGAATCTGTTCAACGCAAAATTGATCTACACGAACAAGCTGCTCCAGAATGAGTCGCTTTCGAAGAGGCAGAAGGCAGAGATCATCGAGCGTCTCGATGAGGCCGAGAGCCTACGTGAAGTCAAGCTTGTATATGAGAGCCTCACCAAGACATTGGCGGGAACATCTCGTCCCCTCTCAGAGTCGACGGGCCGTAGGGTCATCGGTTCTTCCTCGAGGGCAACACGTCCGGCGTCGACAAACCTTAACGAGGGCTTTGAGACCGACCGTTGGGCACGTCTGGCCGGCATTACCAAGTAATGCATTGAATATTCTAACAACCAACTTATCAATGGAGTTTTAAGATGAAGCAGTTTACACTAGATCAGTTAGCTCAGGGCATTCGCGAGAGGCACGTCGGTGCTGAGCGTGCCCGTTTGGTGGAGAAGTGGAGCCGTACAGGCCTTCTCCGCGGTCTCGACGGCGTTCGTCGTGAGACCATGTCACAGCTCCTGGAGAACCAGGCAGCTCAGGTCCTCAAGGAGTCCAACTCACTCTCGACAGGCGGCGGCAATCTCGCTTCGTCAGGTCAGATCCAGGGCTTCAGCAACATCGCGTTCCCGATCGTTCGTCGTGTGTTCGGCGGCCTCGTCGCCAACGAGCTCGTCTCGATCCAGCCGATGTCGCTCCCCTCGGGTCTTATCTTCTACCTAGATTACACCTACGGCTCGAACGTCGGCGGCGATCAGGGCGAAGATCTGACAGGCGGCACGTCAGCCACATACCAGCGCGGTCAGTCGATCTACAACGCCCCCACAGGCAAGGGTATCCAGTCAGGATCGCTCGCGGCTGGCGGCATGTACGATCTCGTCAACGTCGGTTACTCGAAGGTTCATGGCACGGCCCAGGTCAACTTTGCTGGTGCAAACGTCTTCTCAGGTTCATATGCCGGTGCCAATGGCGCATGGTCGGACGGCACGGTCCTCGGTTCGCTCACGTCCTTCAGCGGCACAAACGCTCGTCTGCTGGGCTATGATCCGCAGCTTGAGAATGCCCTTGCTTTGAACGAGCTTGATGCACTTTTTGTCTACGTTAAGACAAGCTTGCTCCCCGCAAGCATGGACCTCCTCGCTGTTGATCAGCTTGCCGTCGTCTCAGGCTTCGGTGCCAATGCAACGGAGTGGGGCGAGGCTTACCAGTCAGGTAAGGGAGTTCTCAACCTTCGCCGCCTCAACCGCCGCGGTACTTTGACAGGCACAGGCTCAACCCTTGCCTTCACGCCCAACGCGCTGAACGGTGACTACGTCCAGATGTTGATCAAGGGTGCCGACGGGCTTTCGGTTCTCACAGCCGGAACAGGTAACATCGGTTACGTCAAGTCTGACGTTGCAAGCAACGTGGCAGGCGACGCCGGTGCAACAGGCGCGGTCCTCACGGTCCCGTCGTTTGAGTCGGACTTCGGTGCAGCCACTGGCACCCCGACCCCTGTGATCCCCGAGATCGACATCAAGATCGAGTCGATCGCCATCACGGCCACGACCCGCAAGCTTCGTGCTCGTTGGTCGCCCGAGCTCGCACAGGACCTCAACGCCTATCACTCGATGGACGCCGAGGTTGAGCTCACGTCGATCCTCTCAGAGCAGATCGCCCTCGAGATCGACCGCGAGATCCTGAGCGACCTCGTGACGACAGCCAACGGCGCCAACTACTACTGGTCGCGCAGCCCAGGTCGCTTCGTCAACAAGGTCACCGGCGAGCGTCAGAGCCTCGCGAACTCGTTCCAGATCGGACCGCAGTTCACCGGTACAGTTCGTGAGTGGTACGAGACCCTCGTCGAGACAATCATCGACGTTGCCAACACCATCCACCGTAAGACACTCCGCGGCTCGGCCAACTTCTTGGTCACCGGTCCGGACGTCTGCACCATCCTCGAGTCGTCGGTCCTCTACAAGCCGAAGTTCTCGATCGACGGTGAGGGCCAGGTCGGTTCGCCGTTCACAATCGGCGCCGAGGCCATCGGTACTGTCTCGAACCGCTTCACGGTCTACAAGGATCCTTACTTCGCACGTAACAAGATCCTCATCGGCTACAAGGGCGGCAGCTACCTCGAGACCGGCTACGTGTATGCTCCTTACGTTCCGCTCATCGTCACACCGACGATCTTCGCTCCTGAGGACTTCACGCCGCGCAAGGGCGTTATGACAAGGTACGGCAAGAAGGTCATCCGTAGCGACTTTTACGGGACCGTCACCGTCCTCGACATGAACGTGATATGATATGAATGTTATCTAATACGATAACATAATCAAGGGCCACTAAAAAGTGGCCCTTTTTTAGTTTACATTTAATAGCTGTCTAGCTTGAGGCTACCGAAGGGCAGCCTTTTTGTTTTCTCAACGTTGCTGGGCTTAAACACGTGATTGTGCATGTGGTATATTTGTACATGACCAAAACTGGCATTGATAACGTAGAACAAAATTGCATAGAGTGCGGACGTACCTGCAGCAATCGACGTTCGTTAGGAAATCACATGACGAGATCTCATCCGCATGTCGGTGGGTTGAAGAACTATGTGTTGAAGCATTTTCTGCAGGGCAACGTCCCTGAATGCAGTTGCGGATGTGGCGGGAAAGTTGAGTGGCACGAGACAAAATACCAGTTCAATTCTTACATCACAGGCCACAACAAGTCGGGTTTTCGTGCGAAGCAGCCTGAATTCACGCGTGAGCAGGTCGAAAAAAGAAATGAAGCCATTCGTCGATCTTATAAAGAAAAGAAAGGTGTCATCGCAAAAAAGATAAGCGATAGAGTAAGCATCGGCCTTGCTAAGGACGAGGTGAAGCAGCATCTTTCTGAGATCAGAAAAGAGCTATGGTCAGATAGCGCATACAAAGAAAAGCAGCACGTCGCACGCATAAAGTCATGGGAGGGAGTTGAGGGCGACGCCCGCCGTGAGAAGGTGTTCACACCTGAATTTGGTAGGAAGATTGGCCTTGCCAACATGAGGAGAGAGTCGACCTACACATCAAAAGCCGAAGATGAGTTTGCAAATAGGTTAAGAGAATGCGGGATTGAGATTGCCCAGTCGGTGTGGTTTAACTTCGGGGAGAAGACGTGGAATGCTGACGTGTGGATTCCATCGACAAAAACCATCGTGGAGTTTGACGGTACATACTGGCACGGTTTAGACAGGCATCTGGACTGGAAACCCGACCAGATCAAGAACCTGACCAATGATCTGAAGAAGAACAGGATAGCTCGAGACAGGGGCCTCAACTTGCTTAGGATCTCCGCCGATATAGATCCAGGCTCCATCAACGGCATATCTGATCTAGAGCGCTTGGCCTACCACGTCGTCAAAGGTGGCGTTGTTATCAAAGAAGGTACTTTCAAGTTGGGGGAGACGACTCCGCTTATCACGCGTGACTCCGTGATCAGGATGGCCCTTGGAGACGACGGCAAAAATTACCTGAAGGAATCAATTCTACCAATTGTGGAAGAGTTTCTGAGGGCACACGTGGACTACTGGGGCTGGTTTTATCCGCCTTCTGATAAAGCGATTCAAGAAGTCATGTCATCTCTCTTTGAATCGTCTGATACGTTCAGCATGTCCCCACATGGAAGTGACTGGTTAAAGTCACGTGTGAGGTCGTTTTGGGACGTCGACGGCGGGCCTTCCAAGATGTTTAACGTCGATAAAACCTTGCGGTCTGTGCTGTCTTACAGGTTGGGTTTGAATAATTCGAAACCTTATGAGTACTCATTGATGAGTGGTGAGAAGGTCACAACGAATGAGACATTCAACATCGCCATGAGAGATGTGAGGAATGGTTTCATTGTGCAGCGTAATAAAGTGTCGTGGTTTAAGCCCGTGTGGGCTTCGTACATCTACCGCAGATTTTGCGGCGGATTAGAGCGGCCTGTTGTGTGGGATCCGTCCATCGGGTTTTCTGCCAGGATGTTGGGCTTTGCCAGCGTGTTTGAGAGAGGGACATACATTGGAACAGATCCATGCTCTCACATGTGTAGAGATGCAGGGGCCGTCTCGAAAGAGATCATGCAAGAAAAGCCTGGGTTGGACATACAAGTGATCCGGTCTGGTTCTGAAGTATGGACGCCAGAGGTTGATTCTCTGGACCTTGTCTTTACATCTCCCCCTTACTTTGATGCAGAGCAGTACTACGACGAGCCCGGTCAGTGCTGGAGAGATTATCCAGACTTCGATAGTTGGAAGTCCAGCTATTATGTTAAGACGCTGCAGGGTGCGGCTCATGGCCTGAAGTCAAGCGGAAGCCTTGTGCTCAATGTCCCACAATCGCTGAGGGGCGTGACGATCGAGTGTGCTGAAGCCGCAGGTCTTTTTGTCGTCGATGAGCTACGTATGTCGCTTGGAAGAGATCACTTTGTTCGTGGTACCGGCTCTTCTGGGGATTCTCGACACGAGCTGTTCATGGTTTTTCGTCGTAAGATTTAACTTGGCAATGTTTTTTGTACATTGCTCACATGGTTATTCGTCGAAAGCGTGGGCAGCCCAAGTTGCTAAAAGATAAGTGCGAAGTGTGTGGGTTCGATAATCCTCACGCGCTTAACATCCACCACATCATTCCTCGTTGCGATCCACGATCGACGAACGACAACAGCAACTTGGCTGTGTTGTGTCATGTTTGTCATGATCTTACGCATGCTGGGGACATCGTTATTTTGGGAGTATATTCCTCCACCGCATTTATGGGAAGGGCCCTGCTGTGGCACAGAAAGGGCGAGGCACCTCCTTTAGGGAAGGAGGACTGGCGGGTACATGACAACCAAAAAATCTTGAGGTGGAAGAATGTCTGAACAAAAATTGAGAGAGTGTGGAGATTGCACCAAGTGCTGTGAGGGTTGGTTGTCTGCAAATATAAACGGCCACCAAATGCACCCAGGAAAGCACTGCTTCTTCTTGGCGAGCGGTAAGTGCACCATCTATGAAGAGCGGCCCGGGACATGCCGAAGCTACAATTGTGCATGGAAAGCCGAGGACACGTTTCCGATGTGGATGAGACCGGATCTGACTGGCGTCATCATCACAAGAGTTGTGCATCCGATGAAGCCGGAATTGACACACTACGAAGTGGCAGAGGCCGGGGGCAAGCTGACAGTGTCAAGTTTAAACTGGCTGGTCCAGTGGGCACTAGAGACGGGCAACAATCTGTTTTATGAGATTGAGGGTAAGCACCATTGCATTGGAAGTCCTGCGTTTCGACAGATGATGCAACACAAGTAATTTCACCACCAATCTGGTGGGCTTGTGTTTTTCCATTTCGCAAACCTGGCCTTGTCTGCTTTATAGTATGCCCTGTAGGACTCCACCGCTGAGTTGAGGTGATGTTTGGGGTCCTTTATGGCAATCGCGAATGGTGTCAAGGGACCCTCGGGCACACTTGGAGGCACGATTTTTTTGCACCATTGGATTACCTCCTCTGATTTATGCAGCTTCCCGTATCGCTTTGTGTATTCACGGCAGAGCGCCAGCCCGTGTTCGACAAGCCAATTGTAGTTTGATGTCGTCGACCGAGCCCAGACTGTGCATGGGTGATTGTAGTGCGTGCGTTTCCACGGCGCAGTTCCGGGTTCGTGAGCTGCGCACAGCATTTGCCCACTTTCGATGATCATTTTTAGCACGTGTTTGTCGCACATCATGCCAGCTGCTTCAGCGGGGTCTTCCGATAAAACGAATATGTTCATGTCGAAACATTATACAAACAGGTGCAGGTTGTTTTGACGTGCGGGGAGCATATTTAAAGCTATGAAAAACAACCGCACGGATTCTTTTTTTGTCTTAAGAAGATTCATTTTAGAGACGTTGGAGCTGTATGAATCGTCAACGTCTACGACCGCAGGCACTTCAGCAACTTCCCCGACTGCTTCGGGAACTAAAGTGTCTAAAGAGCTAGAAACAAAAGAGACGCCAGAGCAAGAGAAAGACGAAAGACAAAAGAATTCATTTGTCGGTAAGTCTTTAGAGAAAGCCAAGGATCTAGCGAAAAAACCCCCTATGGGTTCAGAAGTAAAAAAAGTGGTATCAGGACCGGGGCAACCAAAGGATAAAATTGCAAATGCGGGCAAGATGTTCGGAAGCCTGATTGCCCAAGAATTGCCAGACATAGAAAAGCTAAACGCAAAGCAGGTTTCGCAAGAATTCAAGAGGAAGGCTGGCGAGCTCGAGGACGAGATCACAATGCTTCAGCAGGCTCGCGCACAAATGTCAGACCTAGAAAAGAATGACAAACCCAAAAATCCCTTAATTTCTAATAAGAAATAAACAAATTTTGAACTCTTTTGTTCATTTGCATTTGACGTAGTACAGTGGCTTTGCGGATGTGATTAAAGACCGCGGAGAAAAGATGCCACGTAATGCTGATGTCGATATGAGTGCTAATCCTGGTAAGACGCGTAATCGTAATTCGATGATTAAGTTTTCTGAAGATAATAACGGCGAGCTTCGTACTGAGACTTTTAATAGAGATGAGGGTTCTGCCTCGTTTGCAATTACCACTAATCCAAACTCTAAGGCAAGCTCACTTTTTATTGACCTTCCTGATGGCTCCATTCGCCTCAGCGGCTCCGAGGCTCGTACTCTTTACAGGCTGCTGAACAAGCACTACACTTTTACAGGTAAGTCGGTTTAATTTAAGGAAATTAAAATGTTTTTATCTAAGCTAGATGCTCTTTCTTTATCTAAGATTTTATTTCATTATGAAAAGCTGATGCGACACGACAGCGATGAAGATGAGCTTGATTTTGTTTTTGATATGTCTGATCGTATTAGTCATTACTTGACTGACGGCGAGGTTGCGGCTGCTTCATCAAAGATTGATGACGTAGCATCGCATGATGACGAAGAGTGCGACGATGACGACGACGAAGACGACGAAGACTCTGGGGCCGACGCCGCACTGCCAGCTCATACAGCAGTTATTTCTGCAGAAGTCTTGCATGATCTTCCGCCAGCGCCTACAACTCGTGATCTTGCTGTTGGCGAACTCGAGTTTGAGTGCGTCGAAGATGATGAAGCCTCTGAGATCTTTGCTCTTTGGAATGGCAGCGTTTTACATGATGATAGTATTGCTAGAGTCTGCCGAGCAGGAAAGACTGTAGACCTGTGGACTTTTGATGGATTAAAGCTCTCTTTTGAGTTTAAGAAGCTTTCCAAGGAATGGAAGAGCGCATTTGTAGATCGCGTTGTTTATATGGTAGATTGAAATGATTAGAGTTGATCTTCACCCCAATGAATTTTTGTGCCTCTACGATCTGCTGACGTTACAACAGCTTCAATCTGGAGAGCAAATTTTGCTGGGTTTACGTGGAAGGATGAAGGATGTTCTTTTTGACCTTTTAAAGCAAAAAAACAACATTCAGTTTGAAAAGTGGGAAAAACAACAGCTAGAGAAAATTTCTTCTCAAAAAAGCTAAATTAAAGCCTGAGCTCGAATAAAGCTCAGGCTTTAATCATTTTGTTGTCAAGAACTTTGGACCTTAAAATATTTAATGACGTATTTACGTAGCTCAGGATAGTTTAAGGAACTGGGATGGTCAATCACACAGCGACACACATTGTGAAAGCAGCTTACTTTGATGAAGGACCTCCGCCTCCGCCGCAACGTTTGACAAATCCGTCTCGTGTAAGCGGAGAAGTCAGGGCAAATATCGACACAAAATTGATAGACGGGTATCGTCAAGGCGTCGAGCTCACTCTTCAGAAGCATTATGACATGGGAACCGTGAAGATTCATTCAGGTGAACCTAACCACGTCTTACGTCAAAACAGGTTTGGAATGGACATCTACCACGATGCCCATAGCAATGCCTACATGGACAACGACAAGTTTGATCCCATTAAGTTTATAAAAGTTCAAGACTATTACTCTTACATCTATGCTGATGTGTTCACCATCCCGTTTATCATAGATGACAATGACGAGGTTACGACAGACAATTTGGACGGCATTATTGAGCCCCTTACGATAAGAGAGGTCGTGAGCCTTCGATCGTTAGAAACACCTTTCGTTGCCCACAGCGTAAAAGCCAGTTTGGCAGCGGGATCCGATGATCTTTATAGAGGTGCGTGTCCTGTCGTTCAACTCGATTATTTCGATCCGACCCGCAGCATTGTGGTATACGACGATCGTGGATATTTTAAAAATGAATCTGTCAGAATCAAGCCGTTCAATGACGCATTTTTACTTGATGTCGGCTTTGCAGACAATGACATGTCTTTCATGCTGAGGTTTATGCGCCCAACAACAGAAAATTTTGTCCCAAACACACACAGGTCTTACACGGCAGGTTGGGATTATGACGGTAACGTCAAGGTCGGGACAGATTCGATTGCATTCGGAGGCATGACATACTGATGCCAACTTCAAAAGAACTCAGGGCACCGCCCACACAAGATTTCGACAAGTATGTCTTTACCCGTGTCGTCGGCCAAGAGGCGCGGCTTTTCCCCGTCGCGTCAGCGGCAATGTTGGCGTTCCCAGGTGACGCCGGCAAAGGTGCCACTGCTGAAGCTTTAAGCGAGACGACACCCATCGGGTTCGACTTCAGATTTAACGAAAAAACATACGACAGGTTTGTCGCATCCACCAACGGTTATTTGGTCTTACGAGAAAAGAGTGACACAGGGACGTTTGATGAGGAAGACTACATAATATCAGAGGTCCTCTACGTAAACGACAGATTTGAAACAGGGGGAGTCCTTCTGTGCCCATGGATGGATAGCCTGCGAAACGGGTACAACGTCTTGAAGACGCTGGCACTGACAGACGACGAAAAATTACGAATCAGTCAAGGCATCGACGTTCCTCCGACCTCGTACAACGAGGTCACTTCTGCGTTGAAATATGTCAACACGGTCGATCCTTCTGGCAGAAGGTGTCTTGTCGTCAGGTGGAGGTCTTTTTCGAATGCAGGCGCTGACCTGTACGCAAGCTCCATCATTACGTTCGAGGTTGTTGTATACGAATCGGGGCACATAGAGTTCAGGTACGGCACGAGAAAGACGATCAACTCTTTCGGGTCTAACGCCGTAGAGGAAGGCGCGACAATAGGCATCTTTGTCAATGATAGTCCTGACGTCTTAGGCTGGCGGTTCCGTGACCTATCAAAAGGCCTTGGGCATCCGCTTGACAGGGTCAGGACCCCTAGCAAGTACGGCGGTTATAGTTACGATCCCGCATACTCAGACACTAACTCGTCCACAACTTTACCGTATAACTTTACCCTGTTTGTCTCAAGCGTAGACCCAGGGACGTCTCCGCCCCCGCCCGCTATTCTTGCTAATAGGATCGCAAATTGGCCCGGTCAAGATCTTTTTTGTTGTGTGATGACCTTTGCGCCGCCAGTGAACAGAAGAAAAGTACTACCAAGAAAAGACCTGGTCAAGTCCGATTCAAGACGAACGTATCCACTGATTGCTCGTACTGGAGATGTACAAAGATTGGGTACGTATCTTAGCATGTATGACGACCGTCGTGCCTTGGTGTATGGACGTTCTCGTCTCGCAGATTATCCGACAACTTTACCGCGGGATTATGCAGATACAGAGGCTGGCGCACCTGACAGGCAGAATCTTTTTGGCGACTTTGAGGCACTTGCGAGTGTCTCAAAATCAGTCGCAGATGAGTTTATTGGTAACGTGCCTGTCGAATATGTGAAACCATTCACTGACCATGACAGGCCGGAGCAAGACCCCGGTGGGTATTATTTGACGGGCTCATCAATTGAGTTGTTTGGAGATAGTCTCACATTTTCTTTAAAATCCAAGACGCAGCTTAAGCTTGAGTTACCCGTCCAGAATAAGCTTCGCATGTTAGAGACGGGATCTGCGATATATTATTACAACAGAAAACTCAAGGGAATGTTCTTCCCACAGATCCGCCAAGCTCCTTCAGACATAATGAACGCATCAGCCTCTGTAGCGTATCAAACCGAGGGGCTTTATTGGCCTGAAGATGCACGGGGTTTCGGGCCTATCGGAAACATTGTAGCTTCAGGGTCTTACCCAGGCCCGATGAGCTCGTATTGGAGCTCAGATGCAGAATTCGGGCACAACTCAGGTCCATGGTTTCAAAACACAGCGTCGCTTGATCTCTTGACCAAGACATACGAAAAAAATGTCCAGCTAAACCCAGACTATGAAGCGAGCGGCGACGAGAAGATATCCATACCGATAAATCAGCCCTTTGTTTTAGAAAAAGCAGTCTTTGAAATACCTTTCATTTTTGGCCAAGGCTGGTTTGAAGACAGGACTACTTCAAGCACTCCAATAGGTGTCTGCAGCTCCACCACTGCAGACCACGGCGTCTCAAATGAGACTTTCGATTTTGCTGGACCTGCCATAACAGTATCTCTGTTTAATCAGGTGTCTAATGGGCACACTACACACAGAGACCTGATCCTGACCGGAACTGTGATACCTGTGGGGGACAATTCAGGTAACGTGGCCGTGAGGCAATCATGGGTAAAAGACAGCAGCAGCAACATTTATCCGATATGGCTGTTTGAGCCTGAGGGATTTGTGAAGTACGATTCGACGCCATCCGCTGTCGTGCACCCTGATGGAAACAATACATTCACTGGATCTGTACGCTTGCAGACCGTCGCTGGTGTCTCTAACGGAGTTGTCTTAAGGCAAGAGATGAGGGCAACCGGGTTTGAAGAACCAACAGGCTACATTGATATCCGTGCAAATTTCGTAAAGTCTTTCATGACATCGCCAGACATTGACATATATGCTCGAGCAGCGTTCAGCGGTGGTAAGGGTTTTATTGGCTTCTCGAATGTGAAGAGCATAAATCCTTTCTCTAGAGATTCGCGCGGAAACAACATCAGCGGTAGGTCCGTGTTTGGAAAAGAGCACATCACATATCAGACAGCAAAAAATCGAAGGGTGCAGAATCCGCTTTTCGTCTCTTCTAGCTTTGATGATTTTCCGGTTGCACTGAAGAGTGTGCTTGATACAAGCATAAACCCAGAATTTCAATCTTTCTTTCAGTATGCCATTCCAGTTGATAAGTCGATACCTTCACCGTATCTGCTCTTGCCCGGCGACAAGTTGGTGCTTGGCATTTCTAAAAACAGGCCTACACTTCACACGAACGAACACTTCCCCATTGCTGATGTACCCGTAGATTATTGGCGCCAGGGTTTACGCCATGATGCTTGGATAAACACTGGTTCTATTAAAATAACACTTTACGGTAGTCTTCTAAAGACCGGGAAAGAATTTCATGATACGCTAAATCAGCCTTTAGACTCAAATTTTGTTCATGAGTCGATAGGCATGGAGCCTGTCTGCGATCAATTTCAGGTGGAGTATGATGATAACTTTTATGGGACATCTACAGACAGCTATGTAACTGGATCAATGTTCTCTTTTGACGCAAAGCGAGTGCTGTATACAGTAAGCGGATCTTCTGTCACAAAGTCGGTTTATGGAGTCTCGTTCGGTCCGACACGCGGAAGTGTGTCAAGCAGGATAGACGCGAGAAATCATGAGTATCTCCCTCCTGGTAACGATTATCTACTGAATAGCTCAAAGTCGCAGAGGCTGCAACCCCTTTATGAAAAAGTCGGGAATCAGAGGACTCTAAGAATTTCATCTAACATCGAGAGATTTTACGATTCGCTCATGCCAGACTTCAACGCGTGTCTATCTGCAAATGGAAAAGCAATACACCACTTAAGCAACCCAGATCAAATCTTTCAGACGCTGACTGGTTCTTATAGCAGGGATAAGTCTTACGGCGTGATATTCCTGGATTCTCAGGCTGATCTGCCTGATTTTGACGCCATGAACGACAGAAGCTGGGGGTACAGTTTTCCGTTTGAGTCGAGGTACTCGGGCGCTCAGCGTCGACAACGGATCGCTTCTACTTTTATTACAGAGTTTTCTGCTGGCATAGATCCAATAACATCGACAGAGCTAAAGTACAAAAAGATTGATCATCTATTAATATGCCAGAGGGATGGGGACGAATCCATCAAGGTCATGTGTGATGCTGACCTCAGCAAAGGTGTAAGCATTTTTCAGCCCTCTACGGGACTTTATAAGTTTCATTACGTGACATCTAGCATGGACCATAGCGATATGGCAAAGGTGCTATATGGATTTGGTGATGGAAATATGTCTTTGCCAACAGTGTACCCTGATTATAGAATTGGTCGTCCGCAGCAGCCCCTCTTTAGAGAAGAGCACAAGACCATTCCTGCCAGCGGAATAGGGCACATAGATTTTCAATTCGGTCCTCTCATTCGTGGCTGGAAGTATGGCGTTATCAGCGGATTACCAACGTACTCCTCAGCTGTGTTCAATAGAAGCAGGTACGGACAATTACGTGACATGCTGGAGCAGAGGCTTGACACAAAGTTTTTCTTGGAGGATCTGACAGAGGACGGAAGAAACGCAGGCGTAAAAAATGCGACAGGAGCAAGTCCGATTTTTGTGCGTTTCATCAACACCTCAACAGGACAGCCAACAGCCCCAGAAAACACATGGTCCAGCAACTTGAACTTTGAATCGACAGCCGCGCTACCCTTCTTTGACGGGACGTTCACAAATAGAGATAATAATTTCGATGCAGTTAATCACACAATGGTGGAACTCAGTCTATAAGCTAATTTATAAGCATGCTAAAAAAGGAAGATACAGCTAAACCGTACATGGTTATTCTTAGAGACAATCGCGGAAACGTCGATAAAGTGTCTTTTCCACAACCTGTCCAGGTCGGGTTAGATAACATTCCCAGCGAGCTGGTCATAAACGGTAGCCTTTCTGTAAGCGTGGGTAACTATAAGTGCAGGTTGAACGGCACTGTCACAATAGATGAAGCCCACACGATCGCCGCCGTTGAGCCCGCTTCTTCAGGAGAAGGAAGTCTTTACGTTAAATTACCGAGGAAGCCCAGAGACGGAAACTTGATTGTCATCAAAGATTTGTCAGGTACTGCCGCTACAAACAACATTGTCATTTCTTCGTGGGACGCGTCCTCTTTGATAGAGGACGTCTTATCAGTCGCGATAAGCGCAAATTACGGGTTTGTCAGTCTCTTTTGGAAGACAAAAAAGTGGTATATACACGCAAATAGCGGCGGCTCTAGCTCAACAGGGCCGCCCGGCCCACCTGGTCCACAAGGTTTAAGAGGTTTGACAGGACCACAAGGCCCCGCGGGGGCCACGGGCCCGCAAGGGCCGACAGGATTGGCAGGGCCGACAGGATTGGCAGGGTCACGGGGACCTGCGGGAGCAACTGGCCCCCGCGGATTGACTGGTTTACGGGGTCTAACAGGAGTCGCGGGTATTCAAGGGCCTTCTGGGGTTGATGGTCTGAGCGCATATGAGATATGGTTGAATAATGGGAATAGTGGTACAGAATCTGATTTTTTAGATTCTCTCCAAGGGCCTGTAGGGCCCCAGGGAGACCAAGGTATCCAAGGACAGCCCGGCGAATCACCAGAGATAATTGCTGGTGACAACATTGTCATCACGTCATCCCCTGAAGGTACGATTACTATATCAGCCACCGCAGGCTCAGCTGGCTCCTTTAGCAATATTTTTTATAAAAAAGGCTCTTTTTTTGTAGGCGATGTCGGTGCTGCAGGCTTGCTCGATTTTTCTTCTCTTGGTTCCCTTCTTCCGAGCTATGATG